GCCGCAGAGAAGTTTTCACGTAAGGGACAATAACTATGTCAAAATCTATTGTTATAGAACGTGCAGTACCTACTAATAAAAAATTATACAGTAGTGTAAAGTCACGTATAAAGAAAAAATTCAAAGTATGGCCGAGTGCTTATGCCTCGGCCGCACTTGTAAAAGCGTATAAAGCTGCCGGTGGTGGTTATCGTAATGAGTCAACAACGGTCAATAATCCTGTTTATCGTCTTGAATCATATAAAACAAATGAGTGTGGTAAAATCACAGAATTACATTTTGGTATTCAAGAGGCAACAACAGAAGTCCTCGGTGAAGCTGAATACCGTGGACGTAAAGTATCATTAGGTAAACCATTCAGAACTCCAGGTGGCCCAAAGAAATTCTCTGTGTATGTAAAGAATCCAAAGGGTAATGTTGTAAAAGTAAACTTTGGACACAAGGGTGAAGGTGGTAAGAAAACGATGAGAATAAAGAAATCAAATGCAGCAAGACGTAAGTCATTTCGTGCAAGACATAATTGTGATACTCCTGGACCTAGAACATCCGCCCGTTATTGGTCATGTAGATTCGGATGGCCTTCGAGTGGTAAAGGTGCAATAGATAAAACATAATATATGAATCAGGGTTTGTACCAAACATTACTGACTCCACAGTTTCAGTTTCATCTACCAAAGGATAGAGATGCCGCGGCAGACGCTATGGTAAATGCCTATCATTTATCAAACATAGGTCAAACAACAACACCTTTTGGTGCACCACTTTTGAACGCAGATAAGTCTATTCTAAAAACATTCGTAAAGCTCAGTCTTGATATAAACTTTTATGGTGGTCAATTACAATCCACTTTATCTGAAGTTTTATCTACGATTCGTGGTGCAATCCAAGCCGCTGAATCTGGAATAAAAACTGCAGTAAAAGATGCTCAAAAAAGTGTAAATAATACAATAGACCGTTTGGTATCTTCACTACCAGCTCCTCTTCTATTTGTCTCTCCGATTTTGAAAAGTTTGATCGGGGGTATATTCAAAGATTTATTGGAAGCTGGAAGTAATAAACTTGGAGAAGTTTATAAATGTATGAAAAAACTTCAGGGTATGATTGATTTATTAGATGTTTCAAAAATAGCATATCTTGTAATGGCTACTGGATATTGTTTGTATTGGATAACTGCGAAGATGTCACCAGTTCCTCCAATGCCACCGTGCATAGGTCCAACAACTGGCGCGATAATTTTACTACCTGGACTTCCCGTTCCACTAAATTCTGATTTGTCAAAAACATTCTCAAAAGGGAACACTGTTCTACAAGCTATCGGTAAACTATACAACAGTTTAGTATTACATCAATTGACAGTCGCTGGAGTTTATCTCGGAATAATACCGTTCTTTCCTTCACCAATTCCAGGACCACCTATACCGTGGTTTTCAATGTTGAATATTCCATTTCCAAATATAAACTTTTCAAAACCACCCGGTGATCCAAATTCAAGTGGTTCTAAAAAAGAAAAAGAACGTCAAGAAAAATTGAATAAAGATCCAGATGGTGAATTTTTGAAAGCCGGCGAAAAACTGAAAAAAGCAAAGGATGGATTGAAAAAACAATCGGAAAATTCTAAACCCTGTTGATATTTATCTTTATGACACCATGCCAAAAACACATATTAGAATTAGTCTTACATGAATACAAACGTGAAGTTCTAACGGAAGGAAAAAAACCTTCTGGTGGACTTCGCAAATGGTTCAAGGAAAAGTGGGTTGACATCTCTCGTAAAACAAAATCTGGAGGTCATCCTGCCTGTGGTGCGTCTGCTGGTTCTAAACAACGTAAGGGTGGTAAACGTGCCTATCCTAAATGTGTTCCTGCTGGTCGTGCCTATCGTATGTCTTCTAAACAAAAGAAAAGTGCGGTAACTCGTAAAAGAAAACACGGTTCAACAAGACGTGGTAAAGCGAAATTTGTATCAACGAATCCGAGTAAGTAAATGATAAAGAACATTATTATGAATATCCTAGTACCAGTAATCGCCATCGGTGGTGTTGGTATGGCTATTTATTCTTCTATGATGGTCGATGACCGAGTAACAGAAAACATGAGAATTGCTGATTCACTTCGTGCAGAAGTAAACAAGTATCACCAAAAGTATGACAGTATTCTTGTAGTTGCACAATTGCTAGATTCTGCCGTTACACATCAAGAAGAAACGGTAAAGATAGTAAAACAAACATTTATAAAATACAAAACACCACCAATCAATCATTCAGATTCGGCGGTAAAATTTCTAGAAGAGTTCATCGAGGAGTGATATGAAATGGACATTACCAATTTTATTTCTACTTGCAGTTATTACATCAAGTGGACAATCACAAGACTCAGTAGTTTGTTTGCCAAAAAGTAACATACTTACTCTTGCCAACAAAATCCAATTACTAAAAGACACTATTCGTTGGCAAAAAGATATAATCACTGCACAAGATACTCTCGTTAGTACACAAAAACAACGAGCACTTGTTTACGAAAGTCAATTAGAAAACCGTCAAACGGTAATCAATCTAATGGAACAAGAAAATAAGAAACTCCGTGAGACTATTGACATTATGATGCCGAAGTGGTATGACAATAAGTGGATATGGTTCGGTGGTGGTGCAACAGTAGCAACAATCATTTTGGGCGTGATATTGTAATGGTTCAACAAAACAAAACGTTACGGGATATAATCAAAGAAGAATATGTAAAGTGTGCCTCTAATCCGGGATACTTTATGAGAAAATACGCCAAGATTCAACATCCTGTTCGTGGTAAAATCCTTTTTGAACTGTGGGACTTTCAGGAATCTGTTCTAAAAGATTTCCAAAACGAACGATACAATATCTGTCTCAAGTCTCGTCAGTTGGGTATCTCAACTCTTATTGCTGGTTATTCTCTTTGGTTGATGTTATTCCAAACAGACCAAAACATTCTCGTTATTGCCACCAAACAAGAAACTGCAAAGAACCTCGTAACGAAGGTCAGAGTTATGTATGATAATCTTCCATCGTGGTTGAAAACTGCGGTGGTAGAAGATAACAAACTCTCACTTCGTTTCAAGAATGGTTCACAGATAAAAGCCGTTTCAGCTGCTGCTGATGCAGCTCGTTCAGAAGCTCTTTCACTTCTCATCATCGACGAGGCCGCTTTCATTGATAACATCGAGGAAATTTGGGCCTCTGCACAGTCTACAATCAACACTGGTGGTTCTGCAATTATCAACTCTACTCCTAACGGGGTTGGTAATTTTTACCATAAACAATGGGTCAATGCAAAGACAGGAACAAGTGCTTTCAATCCAATCTTCCTTCACTGGACGGTTCATCCTGAAAGAGACCAAGCTTGGAGAGACCAACAAGACATCATTCTTGGACCTGCACTTGCTGCCCAAGAGTGTGATGGTGACTTCCTTTCATCGGGTCAATCTGTTGTTGACGGTAATACAATTGACTGGTATCAGAAAACTTATGTATGTGAACCAAGAGAGAAGAGAGGTGCCGAAGGTGCCCTTTGGATATGGGACGACCCTGACCCTAATAAGACATATATGATATGTGCTGACGTTGCCCGTGGTGATGGTAAGGATTATTCTGCCTTTCACATTATGGACATAGAAAACATTGAACAAGTCGCAGAATACCGTGGTAAGTTAGATACAAAATCTTACGGAAATCTTCTTGTATCTTTGGCAACCGAATACAACGATGCCTTACTTGTAGTTGAAAATGCGACTATCGGTTGGGCTGTAATCCAACAAATAATTGACCGTGGTTATCCAAACCTTTACTACACATACAAAGAAGATGGTTATACAGACCCATCGGTTCATATACCAAAGGGATATGACCTCAAAGATAAATCACAAATGGTGCCGGGATTCTCAATGACATCAAAGACAAGACCACTCGTGGTATCAAAGTATGAGATGTACTTCAGAGAACGTGCACCAGTCATCAAGTCAAATCGTTTAGCTGAAGAAATGTTCGTATTCGTTTGGAACGGTGGTAGAGCCGAAGCTCAAACAGGATATAAC